GACTTGAATCCTTTAGTGCGTCTTGGTAAAGTGACGGTGAGCATATCATGAATTATTCCGAACTTTTAACAAATGTAAGAAACTACACAGAGGTAACTGCCGATGTATTATCTAATTCTGTTATTAATGTTTTTATTACAAATATTGAAAATCAAATTGATCGTCTTATTGACTCTGATGCACAAAGAAGATATGCGACTACGACTTGTACTGCAAACAACGCTTTTTTAGATGTTTCTGGTCCTGAGGGCGGATTCAGATTTGCAAGAGGTTTACAACTTGTTAAATCAGATGGTGATCGTGTTTGGTTAGAACAACGAGATACTACATTTATGGACGAATTTGCAGTTCAAAGATCAACCACTACCGATACAGGCCAGCCAAAATATTGGGCAAACTGGGATGCAACTAATTTAATGCTAGCACCTACGCCAGATCAAGTTTATACCATTGAAATGTGGTATGATGAAACCCCAGAAAGACTGGGTGATGGGACAGGTGGAACTAGCACAACAACTTTCATATCTAACAACGCTCCTGAAGTTCTTCTTTACGGAACTCTTGCAGAAACCTTTTCATACTTGAAAAACGGTCAAGATATGCAATTATACACCCAGAAGTTCCAAACTGCTTTACAAGCTTTTGCTAATGAGCAGATGGGACGTAAACGTAGAGACGAGTATGCGGACGGTGTTTTAAGAGTCCCTTTACCGTCATCAGACCCAAAAGCCTAAGGAGGGCTTAAAACATGGCAATTAACCAAGCAGTTTGTGCAACATTCAAACAGCAGTTGTTAGATGGCGATCATGATATATCAAGCGATACAGTCAATCTCGCTCTCTATACAAGTTCTGCGACTTTGAATGCAAACACAACAGCCTTTTCAGCAACTAACGAAGTTGGTGACTCAGGCACATACGCATCTGGCGGTGCAACATTACAAAATGCAAATGTCAGCTTAACCAAAACTAACGCAACAGCATCAACAGCTTTTGTAGACTTTGATGATTTATCATTTACAAGTGCAACAATCTCAGCTCAAGCAGCTTTGATTTATAACACTTCATCAGCGAACACAAATGCAGCGATTGCAGTATTAGATTTTGGTGGTGTAAAGACATCAACAAACGGAACTTTCACAATCCAGTTCCCAACAAACGACGCAACCAGCGCTATTCTAAGAATTAGCTAAGGCATTTCGTTTACAAACAAGCGAGTTGCTTGTAGTATAAGATATGTCTATAGCTAATTCACCTTTTGCTAGTGCAGCTTTTGCAGATGATTCCGAACTCAACGTAACCGTTGGGCTGACAGGGATCACTGTATCTTTTACACCTGGTGATGCCACTGTAGAAGGTGATGCAGTATTTCTTGTATCAGGTGTTGAATCCTCTACTGATGTAGGACAAGCAACAGGTGAACCTGAATCTATTTATCCAGTTTCAGGTATTGGCGTAGACTTTACATTAGAAAGTGTTTCTTCGGTCACAGGTGGAGCAGACGTTCTACCGACAGGGGAAGAGATAACTTCATCAACAGGATCGCTAGGCCATACGGCCTCGGTCATTGTTTCTTTAACAGGAAACAATATTCAATTCAGCGAAGGTACAATTACAAGAAAAGCAGAGTTATCTGATATACCTGGCAACACTTTTGCAGGTGCACCTTTCGCTGCACAAGAAGAAGAAAGTCGAGAGGCAATTCTTACAGGTTTAAATGTTTCTAGTGAAGCAGGAAGTATAGCCACTCAGACAGATAATATTATTCCTGTTGCAGGTCTAGGAATAGACATGGAACTAGGAACTGCTCAAGGTATTGGATTAGCTGTTGCTACTCCGACTGGTCTTGAGATTGAGTCTGACGAAGGTAATCTTACAACTCAGACAGATAACATTATTCCTATCACAGGTTTTGGACTTACTTCTACAATTAACTTAGTAGGAATTATAGCAGGAGGTAGTGTTTCTGTTGTTGCTCCTCCAGATATTATGGATGCGTTTGTTGGTGACGCAACCATTGCAGCTAACTCAGATATTTTACCAACAGGTGTAGAAGCAGAAGCAGATACAGGCACTCTTGGTATGGCAGGAGACGCTTTAGTTACACCAACAGGTGTTGCTTCTTCTTTCTCTGATGGCACACCAACAATTATTACTGGTACAGGAATCATTGTATCAGTTACAGGCGTTTCCATGCAGTTTAGTGAAGGAACTGAAACGATTGCAGGTAGCGCAGTAGTTACACCAACAGGTATTGAAATTTCAGCTTTTGTTGGTAATATGAGATCAACCCCATGGGCAAACGTAGTAACAAACGCAAATAATACGTGGACACCCGTGGCAGCATGAGGTATAAAAAAACATGGCATTCGCAGTAGCAGATAGAGTCAAAGAGACTTCAACAACTACAGGTACAGGCACTCTTAATTTAGCGGGTGCAGAACCTGGTTATCAAACATTTGTAGCAGGAGTAGGAACAGGTAATGTTACCTATTATGCTATTACAAACAGAGCTACTTCTGAATTTGAAGTTGGTATTGGTACAGTAACCGATGCCACTCCAGACACTCTTTCAAGAACAACTGTTATTTCTTCATCAAATTCTGATGCCTTAGTCGATTTCTCCGCAGGTACAAAAGACGTTATTTGTACTCTTCCTTCTGAAAAATCTTATGTTTTAGACAATGCAGGTAACACGTCTATTTCAGCAAATTTAACAGCAACCCTATTCTCAGGATCAGGTGCTTCTTTAACAAATATTAATGCATCGAATGTAGCTTCGGGAACTTTACCTGATGCTCGTTTCCCTGCAACTTTACCAGCTTTAAATGGATCAGCGTTAACTGATTTAAATGGATCTAACATCGCATCAGGAACTGTACCTAATGCAAGACTAGACGCTCAATTACAAGATGTTGCAGGATTAGCAACTACAAGTGGTAAAGTAATTCAAGGTGATGGATCTAACTTTACTCTCACCGCTTTTACTCTTCCAACAGCAGATGGTTCTGCTAATCAAGTTTTACAAACAAATGGCTCAGGAGCAGTTTCTTTTGCAACCATATCTGCTGACATTACAGGCGTTACTGCGGGTAATGGTTTAACAGGTGGTGGCACATCAGGTGATGTTAGTTTAGCTGTTGGAGCAGGAACAGGTATCGATGTTACTGCTGATGCAGTCGCTGTTGATGTATCTGACTTTATGACCAATGGTTCGAACAACAGAGTTCTAACAGCCACAGGCACTGATGGTATGAACGCTGAGGCCAACATGACTTTTGATGGCTCAACTTTAGCGGTCGCAGGAGGTGCAACCTTTACTGCCAATGTATCTTTATCTGATAATGACTATATAAGATTAGGTAATTCACAAGATTTACTTATTTATCATGACGCTTCCAACTCAGTTGTAAGAGACAATGGAACTGGAGATTTGGTTCTCGGAGGCAACAATGTACTTATTCGTAATGGTGGATTAACAGAAACTTATATAGACTGTAATGTAAATGGCTCAGTAGATTTATATTACGACAATTCAAAAAAATTCGAAACCACATCGACAGGTGTATCTGTTACAGGTACTTTAGTTGAAACATCAAGTATCGCTTACAAAGAAAATGTACAGCCTTTAGATTTCAATGATGCTATCTACAATGTTAATGCTGTGAAGTATGACAGAAAAGACGGATCATCAAAAGACGAAGTCGGTGTGATTGCAGAAGAATTATACAAAGTATTACCAGACTTAGTAGAGTGCAAAGATGGTAAACCAGAAGCAGTCAAATATACAAAGATGACTATGTATCTTTTAGAAGCACTCAAAAAACAAAACCAAGAGATTCAAGAACTAAAAGCAAAACTGAACTAATTTCTTGTTAGAAGAATTTAAAGCACCTGAAGAATTAGTAGATAAACTCTTAGATACATTACTTATTTTCAAACGAAGTAATTTAAGAATACCTAGTGATACTTGCACAATTAATGGTTTTCAAACTCCCAATATTTTTAGATATAGTTTTACTAAAGAACTTAAAGAACAATTGTCAAAACTTATTAATAAAGACTTAAATCTTTTTCACGTTCATTTAATTGAATACGTTGATAATGGAGAACAACTTGTACATAATCACGAAAGAACGGAAGACTATTCATTTGTGTTATATCTAAATGATGCTGATGGTAACACCGTGTTTGAAAACATTGGTGAAGTAAAACCTGAGAGAGGTAAATTAATATTCTTCAAAAGTGATCTTATGCATTATGGAAAACCAAGTATAAAAGGAAAAAAAGTAGCAGTCGGAGCTTTAAAAGTAAAAGAGTGAAAAGAAATATTATAGTAGGTCTTCATACCTTTTTTCATGACGGAAGTATTTTTACATTTGATAAAGATACTGGAGAAACAAGATATTTAAAGTTTGAAAGAATATCTGGAGTCAAAGGTCAAAAACATAATAATCTTCGTTCTTGGGTGAAGTATTTAAATCATATTGGATATGTTCCAGAACAAGTTGATACAGTCTGGTTAGCGCAAGGCTCTAACATGCTTATAAAAGGTAATGTTCACGATATGTATCCTGCTGAATATAGATTGGTAGATCATCATGTTTGCCATCAATATAGTGGTAATGAGATTAATTCTTTAGTTATTGACAATGTAGGAAGTCAATACGACTGTTTTACTATTTTTAAAAGAAGACAACAAAAATTAAAATTAGATATTCATAATCATCCCTCGTTAGGTCGATCTTTAGAAGTAATGTGGATTTGCTGGTTTATTGGAGGAAAGCCAGCCGATAATGAAGAAGAACAATTTGCAGGACATACAATGGCGTTGCATGGTTTTGGTGAAGATCACTCACATTTAATAAGACCACAAATAATAAATAGAACCTTTGAAGAGTTTCAGGTTTTTGCAAAAAATTTTAAAGGAATTCCTCAAGAACAAGTGTGTAATAATTATATTACCTCTCTTCATTACTATTGGTATAAAAAAATAAAAAGACATTTGAAAAATTATTTTACAAA